AAAGACATTCAACAAAAAATATTAAGAGAAAAATTAAACAGTTCTGATTACAGATACTTCAGAACATCATCAGGAAGATTTTAATGGCACTAACAAATTATACAACTTTAAAAACATCTATAGCAAATTGGCTAAACAGATCAGATTTAACATCTGAGATAGCAGATGATTTTATAAAACTTACTGAAGCTGATTTTAATTCAAAGTTAAGAGTTAGAAAAATGATAGCTCAAACAAGTTTTACTATTGATAGTGAAACAGAAGCATTGCCAACTGGTTTTTTACAAGTAAGAGATATTTATATTTTAAGTGGTAATACCAAATGTCCATTAAGATATATGACACCCTCACAAATGGATCAAATAAAAGGAACATCAACAACTGGACTTCCATCTAGTTATACAATTTTAGGAGATACATTTAGATTTTCTCCAAAACCTGATTCAACTTACACAGCTTACATCAATTATTATAAAGCCTTTGATGAACTTTCAGACACAAATACAACAAATTATATTTTAACTACTCACCCAGCAATTTATTTGTATGGCTCTTTGTTTCATGCAGCTAATTTCTTAGGTGGGATTAATCCTCAGCAAGTTCAAACTTGGCAACAAATGTTTGCAACTGCTATGGAACGATTAGAATTGAATGACAGAGAAGATCAATTTAGTGGCTCTCCTTTACAAATAAGATCAGAAGATACAGTAAGAAGTGCTTTCTCTAATAATTATTCAACAACAAATACTTAGAATATTATGCAATTACCTTTTGGCGAATGGTTGCCAGACCAACCAGATAATTTAAATCCAGGTGCAACTGTAGCAACTAATGTTTATCATGCACAAACAAGTTATAAACCAGTTAAAGGTTTAGTTCCTTATAGTGGTGCATCTAATGTTACAAAAAATGCTAAAGGTGCAGGTAGTTTTAGAGATAATACAAATACAGTTTTTACTTTTGTTGCAACAAAAGATAATATTTACAAATTAACCTCTGGAAGTTTTACATCTGTTAAAGGAAGTTTAACTATTTCAGGTGGAGATACAGATTTTTTTACCTTTACTCAGTTTGGACAATACATCATAGCAAGTAATGGAGTTAATCCTCCTATGTATTATCTAATGGGTACTTCAACTAACTTTGCAACACTACAGAGTATTGCAACAGCAGGAACAGTACCAGCTAAGTTTAGAGTTTCAGGTGTTATTAGGGATTTCTTAGTAACAGGTAACATAGAGAACGCAAAAAACAAGGTTGCTTGGTCAGGTATAAACGATATTTCAACTTGGGAAGCTGGTGTTAGTTCATCAGATACTCAAGAACTGCCAGGATCAGGTGGTCAGATAGTTGCGATCACTTCTGGTGAGGTTGGTTATGTTTTTAGACAAAACCAAATAACTAGGATGGACTTTGTGGGTGGAAATGTTGTGTTTAGATTTTCAGTTATCTCTCCAAACAGAGGTGCTGTTTATGGACAAACAGTTTGCCAAGACAATAGACAAGTTTTCTTTTACGCAGATGATGGATTTTTTCAAATCAATGGCGACCAAGTGTTGCCGATAGGAGCTGAGAAAGTAAATAGATTTTTTGATCTTGATTTAAACAAAGCATTTAGTGATAGAATTACAGCAGCAGTAGATCCATTTAATACTTTAGCGATATGGTTATATCCAAGTAAAAACAATCCAGGAAATACTACAGGTATTTGCGATAGATTACTTATTTATAATTATGTAACTCAAAAATGGTCAATTGCTAATGTAAAAGCATCACAAATTTTTGAACAGTTTGTTACAATTAATACTGTTGAGTTAATGGATTTATTATCTGAAAACTTAGATGAAATTAATATATCATTAGACACACCTTATTGGACAACAGGACATTTAAGATTAGGTGCTATTGATGAAAACTTTAAAGCAGCAATTTTTTCAGGAACAAACTTAGAAGCTGAACTTGAAACAAGAGAACAAGAGATATTTCCAGGATTAAGAGCAAATGTAACTGGTATCAGACCAATTGTAGATGCAAGTGCAAATGTAACAATTAAAACTAGAGATAAATTAGCAGATGCAGTTACAACATCTGCAACAAGCACAACAAATACAACAGGCATAAGTCCTGTAAGACAATCAGGTAGATATTTTAGAGCAAATGTCAAAGTACCTGCTGGAAGTGTTTGGAGTCATGCACAAGGAATAGATTTAACAGCAAGTCAAGGTGGATCAAGATAATGTCAGACAAGATAGATATAGATAACATTAGATATTCAATTGAAACACAAGAGTTTTTTCAAAGACAAGTTGAAGAAGCTGTAAATACTTTAATTAACAAAAATAATGCTGAAAGCGACAAGGCTTTTAGTTGGTTTATGAATTAGGAGCAAATAAATGGCAGGAATTAAAGATTACTCAACCACACAATCAAGTAACACTTCTTTAAATGGAATAAATACAGCAGAGGGAATGTTACCTAGTGATTTGAATAATGCGATTAGAGCATTAATGAAAAATACTAGAGATTGGTACAATGATGCACAATGGGTAATTTATGGTGATGGAAGTGGAGCATACACTCCAACTTATGTAAGTGGAACACAGTTCACTATTACATCAACAGGAAATGATTTAACTTCAAGCTACCATGCAAATAGAAGAATAAAAGCAACAGGAACAAATACTGGTACAAAAATTGGAACTATAACTTCATCAGCATACTCTAATAATGTTACAACAGTAAATGTTACTTGGGATTCAGGTGCTTTAGGAAACGATACAGATTTAGAAATTTATTTAGCAGGTCTTACAGCTACAGATAATTCAATACCTTTAGGAGTTGTTAGCTCAACTAATCTTGCAGATGGTTCAGTAACTACTGCAAAGATTGCAAATGATGCTGTTAATAACGATAAGATTGCAGATAATGCTGTCCAAGCATCACAAGTAAATGCAAATGCAATTACAGAAGCTAAGATCAATGCAGGAGCAGTAACTGCAACTAAAATTGGAACAGATGCAATTATCACATCAAAAATTTTAGACGATAATGTAACGACTAGCAAAATTCCAGATAATGCAATCACAACTGCCAAGATAAATGCAGATGCAATAAATGGAACTAAGATTGCAGATGATAGTATAGACTCTGAGCATTTAGTTGATGGTTCAATAGATAGTCAGCACATTGGTGCAGATCAAATTATAACTTCTAAAATAGCAGACAATAATATAACGACAGCTAAAATTAATAATGATGCTGTAACAATAGATAAGATTGCAGACGCAGCTATAGTTACAAATTCAGAACAAGCAGCTCATACTCCAGATGACAATACTTTTTACACAACATCAGCAGCAGACACTAGATTTTTAAATAAAGATACATCTGAATTAATTAACTCTGGTCAATCTTGGACAAGTAACGATAATTTTATTGCTACAACTGGTGCTATAGATGCAAGAGTTACTGATCTTGTAGATGATGTAGGTGGTTTTGTACCAATTGCAAACGAAACAAGTTTTCCAAACACAAATCCAGATGTCAATGATGGTGTAGGAACTATTGTTAGTGTTCAAGCACTTGCAAGTTCTCATACTGCAAATAGCTCTGGTGTAGTTTCAATATCAAATGGAACAGTTGGTGGATCAACAGTTACTTTAAATAATTGTGGTAATGGAGCTACTTTAGCAGCAGGTTTTGGTATTTTAGTTGAATCTACAACTACACAACACACATACAATTTTCATAGATTAGTTCCAAAAGCAACAGAGGTAAGTTCAGTAGCAGCAATCTCAAGTGCAATAACTGGTGTTAATAATATTTCAAGTGCAGTAAGTGCTGTAAATTCAAATGCTACAAATATAAATACAGTTTCTGGAATTTCAGGAAATGTAACGACAGTTGCAAATGCAAATACAAATATTGGTACAGTAGCTTCTAACCTAAGTGGATCAAACACAATTGGAACAGTTGCAGCAGCAGATACTAATATAGGTCTTGTAGGTGGGTCTATAGCTAATGTAAATTTAACAGGTGGATCAATTGCAAATGTTAATACAACAGCTGCAAACATTACTGGAGTTAATAGTTTTGCTGAAAGATACAGAGTAGCAAGTTCAGCTCCAGGATCATCACTTGATGTTGGGGATCTTTATTTTGATACTACAGCAAACGAATTAAAAGTTTATAAATCATCAGGTTGGGCAGCAGCAGGATCTACAGTAAATGGAACAGCAGCTAGATTTAAATACACAGCTTCTGGTGGACAAACTACTTTTACAGGATCTGATGATAATGGAAACACACTTGCGTATGACGCAGGATTTATAGATATTTATTTGAATGGAGCTAAGTTAGTTAATGGAACTGATGTAACAGTAACATCTGGAACTTCGGTAGTTTTGGCTAGTGGTGCTACAGCAGGTGATATAATTTCAATAGTTGCTTATGGTACATTTAATGTAGCTGCAATTAATGCTGCAAATATTACAGCAGGAACTTTAGCAACTGCAAGAGGTGGTACAGGTTTAAGTTCAATTGGATCAGCAGGACAGGCACTTAAAGTAAATGCTGCTGGAAATGCTTTAGAATATGGTGCAACTTCAAGTGCAGAAGTTTATGGTTTTAGTAAAAATTCAGATAGTCAGTTAATTATAACAACGACTAATCAGGGTGCAGACAATATCTCAAGTTCAACTTTCGCCTCTTTTGATGATGTCTTATTTAGTGCTAGTGGTTTTACATTTAGCATTAGTAATGGCGAATTAATAGCAACAATATAAGGAAACAAATATGGCAACAGTAAATCTAGGTGCTATCAAATTTAACTGGAAAGGTGCTTACAGTAACAGCACAGCTTATGCAGTAGATGATGTAGTTTCATCTGGTGGCTCTAGTTATGTTTGTATTCAAGCACACACAAATCAACCAGTAGGTAATGCGACAGCTTACTGGAATATAATGAGTTCAGCAGGTACTAATGGTACTGATGGAACTGACTTAACAACAACACTTACAACTAGAGGAGACATTGTCTACAAAGGTGCAAGTGCATTAACTAGACTACCAAAAGGTACAGCAGGTTATTATCTTAAACAAGGTGCTAACGACCCAGAGTGGGGAGAAGTTTCAGCAGGTGGTTTATCACATATTGCTACAACAGTTGTAGGCAGTGCTACTGGATATGTAAATTTTAACAACTGCTTTACTGCTGATTATGATGTTTATAGATGTCATTGGTCAAACTTTTATAATCACAGTACATCTGGTGAAAGATTAGTTTCTTATTTAATGGACACAAATGGAAACAATATTACTTCAGGTGGATACGAAACTATTCATGGTCTTGCTTATGCAAATGGTGGTACAGATGGTGCTGGTTCTGGTCGAGATTGGGGAGTTAGTTATATTACGCATACAAATGCTGATGTACATACTGGAACTGCTTCTGCAGGATATTGTGATATTTTTAATCCTAGAGATGGTTCAAATAGAGTAGTTTATTCTGGACACTCTTTTTATCATAATGGTACATATCACTATTCCGATACTTATTCAGGTACTCTAGCAAATAATGTTGAAATATTTGGAATAAATTTTACTGTAACTGGTGGTTCTATTAAAGCTGACAGTACATTTTCAGTTTATGGATATAAGAAAAGTTAATAAGGAGAATTAAATTATGAAAAAAATAATAAATAATGTTGAAAGTGAAATGACAGCAGAAGAATTAACTGCGTTTCAAAATCAACAAGCAGAGCAACAAACTTATAATGCTGAACAACAAGCCATACTAGATGCAAAAGAAAATGCTAAAGTTTCTGGCAATCAAAAGCTATTAGACTTAGGATTATCACAAGCTGAAGCAACTGCATTAACTGGTTATACACCACCAGTAGCAGAGTAATACTTAAAGGCTAGGTAGAAATATCTAGCCTACAAAATTCAAAATAATAAAGGAAAATTAAATAATGTCTAAAGCAAGGAATCTTGGAAATATAGTATCTGGAACTACCAGTACAATAGAGAATCCAGTATTAAAGATTAAAGGTGATGGCTCTAGTGCTGATGCCAAGCTAACTTTAAACTGTTCTCAAAACAGTCATGGTGTATCTATTCAAGCACCACCTCATTCTGCTGGACAATCTTATAATTTAATTTTACCTCAAAATGTTGGTACAAATGGACAGGTACTTGCTACAAATGGTAATTCTACAAACCAATTAACTTGGGTTGATGCTGCTGAAACAAAACCAACTGTAGCTGATGTATCTCAAACGATTGCACCTGCTACTGCTACAACAATAAGCATTACAGGAACAGGGTTTGCTTCAATACCATCTGTTACTTTTGTTAATGGTTCTACAGGAGCTATTACAAATGCTAACACAGTTTCATTTACCAATGCTACAACACTTTCAGTCAATGTAACTTTAGCTAGTGGTAACTATTATGTAAGAGTTGAAAATCCAACTGGTCTTGCTGGTAGATCAACAAACAATATTATAACAGCTTCAACTGCACCAAGTTTTACAACTGCTGCTGGGAGTTTAGGAACTGTAGCTGGTAATTTTAGTGGAACAGTTGCAACAGTTGCAGGATCATCTGATAGTGCAATAACTTTTTCGGAAACAACAAGTGTTTTAACAAATAATTCACAAGCCAATTGTACTTTAAATAGCTCAACTGGTGCTATTACAACAAGTGATTTTGGTGGTAGTTCTACAACACCAGTTTTATATCAATTTACATTAAAAATAACTGATGCTGAGGGTCAATTTGTAACTAGAGATTTTAGTTTGCAATCTAGCTTCGGTGCAACAGGTGGAGGACAATTTAACTAATGGCTAATACATATCTAACAAGAACACCAAGTTCAGAAACTAATAGAAAAACTTTTACTTGGAGTGGTTGGGTTAAAAGAAGTAGTTTAGGTCAAAATTATTTCTTTTCACAAGGTGGAGCAACAGGTAATAATTTTGCTATTTTATTTAATGGTTCTGACCAATTTTATTTTTGGGATTATCATGGTTCTTGGGATTTTGAATTTAAAACAAACGCAAAATATAGAGATACTAATGGTTGGTATCATTTTGTAGTAGCGATAGATACAACACAAGCCACACAATCTGATAGAGTTAAAGCATATATTAATGGCGAACAAATCACATCTTGGGCAACAGCAAATTATCCAAATCAAAATGATGATACAAGAGTTAATGATGCAGTAGAAGTAAGACTAGGAAGATATGTTGCATCAGAAACATCATATTTTAATGGTCTTATATCTCATGTTCATTTTATAGATGGAACTGCTTATGACGCATCAGCATTTGGCGAAACAGACAGTACAACTGGAGAATGGAAAATTAAAACTTCTCCTAGTGTAACTTATGGAACTAATGGTTTCTTTATTTTAAAAGATGGTAATAGTGTTACTGACCAATCTGGTAATAGTAATAACTTTACAGTTGGTGGTGGTACACTTACAAAAACAGAAGATAATCCAAGCAATGTTTTTGCTACAATGAACCCATTAGATAATATTGCAGCATCTACTTTTAGTGAAGGAAGTAATACAGTAACAACTGCAACTTCAAATGCAGCTTGTAACACTTCAACTTTGGGAGTTAATTCTGGAAAATATTATTGGGAAGTAAAAATGACAGCAGGAGAAAGTAACTCTGAAAGCTATATGATTGGACTTGTAAATGCTTCTCCAACATCTGCTGGTTATGGTGGTTCAATAGAAGTTTGTGGAGATGGTTTTGCTTTAAGAGGAAATGGTGGAATATGGAATAATTCAAGTACAGCAACAGGTTGGAATACATTTGCTGTTAATGACATTATAAATATTGCTGTAGATTTTGATAATGGCAAAGCATATTTTGGAACTAATGGAACTTGGGGAAATTCTAGTAATCCATCAACAGGAACAAATGGATATTCATTTACAGTTGGAAGTGAGTTTTGGAGAATGGCAGTAAATTGTAGAGAAACTTCTAAAGATGGTGTCTTTAAATGTAACTTCGGCAATGGCTACTTCGGAACTACAGCAGTATCTAGTGCAGGAACTAACGCAAGTGGTAATGGAATATTTGAATACGATACACCAACTGGCTACACAGCACTTTCAACAAAAGGATTAAATTTATAATGGCTTTACATTCGTTACACTCATGCAAAGAAAACTTTTCTTTGATTTATCAAAGCAAAGAAATTTACAGTAAGGAGATATTTTAATCATGGCATACACAACTATCAATAAATCTACAGATTATTTTAATACTAAACTTTATACAGGTAATAATGGTACTCAATCTATAACAGGTGTTGGTCATCAACCAGATTTAATATGGGTAAAAGCCAGAAACGATACAGCTAATCATACTTTAACAGATGTTATTAGAGGCACTAATAGCGTCTTATATACAAATCAAACTCAAGCACCAGATACACCTACTAATGCTATTACATCTTTTGATAGTGATGGATTTAGTGTAGGTAGTAATGGAAGTTTTAATGCTAATAGTATTAATTACGCATCATGGAATTGGAAAGCAAATGGTCAAGGTTCATCAAATACAGATGGTTCTATAAATACTACTTACACTTCTGTAAGTACAACAGCAGGTTTTTCAATATCAAAATATACAGGCACAGGAAGTAATGCAACAGTAGGTCATGGATTGGGTTCAGTTCCTAAAATGATAATAGTTAAAAGATTATCAGGTGGTACAGGAGAATGGGGAGTTTATCATGCAAGTTTAGGAAATACTAAAGCGTTATACTTAAATGGTAATTCTGCATCAAGTACAGAAACTGCTTTTTGGAATAGTACCTCTCCAACATCAAGTGTATTTTCAGTAGGAACAGCAAACGATACTAATGGAAGTGGCTCAACTTACATAGCTTATGCTTTCGCAGATGTACAAGGCTACTCAAAAGTTAGTGGAAGCTACACAGGAAATGGTAATGCTGATGGTAGCTTTATTTACACTGGATTTAAACCTGCACTTATTTTAATAAAACAAACAAATGCTACTGGTTCATGGTATATGTGGGATAACAAAAGAGATACATTTAATCCATATCAAAGATACATTTCTCCAAATAATGCTAATGCTGAATATACAAGTTCAGAAAGATGGTTAGATAGCTTATCTAATGGTTTTAAATGGAGAAATACAGAAACAGCTATGAATGGTTCTGGTAGTTCATACATTTTTATGGCATTTGCAGAAGCACCTTTAGTAGGTTCAAACAACATACCATGTACAGCTAGATAGTCATGGCTAACTCATATAAATTTAAAGGGGTAGCTTTAGCAACTTCTAGTGAAACATCATTATTAACAGCTTCATCAAATGAAACTTTAATTATTAAATCAATTAGAGTTACAAATAATACAGGTAACACTCCAACATTTTCACTAGATGTTTTGGATAGCTCTGCAAGTAATGCAGAATTTACTATATTAAAAACACAATCACTTGCAGCTAATAGTTCAGTTGAAATTTTGACAGTACCATTAGTTTTAGAAAGTTCAGATCAACTAAAAGCAACAGTAAGCTCATCAGACTCAGTTCACATAGGTATTAGTTACTTAAATATTACATAATGAAATTAGTCAATATACCATCATCTAATTTAGATGATGTTTGGTCTTTAGTTAAAAAAGATATTAGCGAAGCTCTGTCTTACTCAGGCAATCATACAGATGCACAGTTTGTTTATGACACAATTAAACAAAGTAAAATGCAGTTATGGGTAGTTTGGGATAAAGAAAAAAAAGCAACAATAGACAAGTATTATGGAGTTGTTGTTACAGAAATTATTAAAAGAAAATTAATACAGTCTTGTAACATCTTTATTGTTACAGGCAGACACAGACAAAAATGGCAGCATCTTATTAGTGTGCTAGAGGATTTTGCTATTGAAAACGATTGCACAAACATGGAATTAATTGCCAGAAAAGGTTGGCAAAGAATTATGGAACAATTTGATTACAAACCAACTCATATTGTTCTTGAAAAACAAATAACAAACAAAAAGGATAAATAATTATGTCATTTGGAGGAGGAAGCTCAGGTGGTGGAACTCAAGCAAGAGTAGATCCATACGCACCAGCACAACCAGCATTAAATCAGATTTTATCTGAAGCTGGTAATCTATATAATCAAGGAGTAGGAGCATCAGGATATGTTGCACCAACTACTCAGACTACTCAAGGTATTGCACAACAAGAAGTTTTAGCAAATGCTGCTAATACTCAAATAGCTGACACTTTATCAGGAAATTATTTAAATCCTTTTTTATCTCCTATGTTACAAGGTTCAGCTAATCAGATTGCAACTGCTGTAAATTCAGAATTTAGTGGAGCTGGAAGAACACCAGGTTCAATGATGAACCAACAACAAATCTTATCTGGTATTACTCAAGAAGCATTACCTCTAGCTTTTGACCAATACGAAAGAGAAAGACAAAGACAATTAGGTATTGCTACTGCTGCACCAACTTTAACACAAGTAGGTTCACAGTTAGAAAATATACAAAGACAACAAAACCTAGCACCTTTTCAATCTTTACAACAATATTCATCTTTGGTTAATCCGATTGCATCTGGTTTTCCAGTTCAACAATCACAAACTGATCCTAACAGAGTAACACAAGGTTTAGGTGGTGCATTAATCGGTAATATGATTGCACCTGGAATAGGTGGTGCTGTTGTAGGTGGACTATTAGGAGGACTATTATAATGAAAATACAAGAACATATACCACATTTTGTAAAAGAACATAAGAAAGCAATAGCAGTAGCTGTTGTTATTTTAGTTATAGCAATAATTTTATAATATTATGGATAAAATAAATAAATTAATTTACGATTTAAAAACAGACATAGATAACAATACATCAAAGTATATTATTATTCTTGGTGCATTATTTGTTATTTCAATAATTTTATAATCTATGAACAACCTAAAAAAATATGCTGGTCTATTGAATGATGAAGCACCAGAAAATCATTTTCTTGCTTACATCACTCCTGGCGAAAGAGATATGTTAGTAGATGCTGGTGGAGTTAAAACTCCTACACCATCTGGTATTTTTGCATATCCACCAGAGGGTAACTATGGCAGTTCAGGTACAGGCTCTTATGATGGTGGTTCTACAGGGATGGCTTCAACTGGTGGATCAAATTTTTCAAGTGGAGAAAATAATCCAAGTGGTAACAACAACAACAACAACAACAATAACAACAACAATAACAACAATAACAATAATAATAATGTTACTGTTCCTACAAGTAGTTATGATACAGCTAGTATTGTTACTGGAGATATTGATGCTGAGGATGAATATTTAGCACCAGATATTGACCATTATAAAGCAACACAAAAAGCTATTAATAAACTTAACAAAACTGACATAAACCAATCAGATTACAATGATTGGACTAAAGAAGCTCAAGATACTTACCAATTAGAAATGAATAAACTAAAAGGTACAGAGGATGTTAATTATTCTTTTTATAAAGGTAATGAGGGAACTACAAATTTAACTTTTGGTGAACATTGGAAAGATTCTGTTATTACAGATCCAGTATTAAAATTTTCACCTACATTAAGATTTTTAGTTGCTGCTGGTAGAACTTTAAAAGAAAATGCTACAACTGATTATGGCACAGGATATTATGGTGGATATACTGCTGATGGTATGGGTAGTGGACAACCTGTAGATGGTGGTGGTTGGTTAGGTAGAATATTTAATTCAGATGGTTCTGTTAATACTAATATTACTGAAAGTGAAGCAGAGGGTTTATATAAACAAGCACAAAATGATTTACCATTTTTTATTGGTAATACACAACCTCAAGAATCTATGGTCAATCAATATTTTCAAAACATGGGTAGCAATCTAGGAGTATCATCTGCTTACATGGACACTTACAATGCTGCTAAAAATAAAATTTCACAAACATTAAACTTAACACCAAACAATCAACAATATGGTTATGGCAATACTTTCAATCAAAATTTTGATAGAAGTATGACAGCTGCCAATCCATTTTTTGATGAACTAACAAATCAAGGACTAATATAATGGCATTTAATTTAAAAGGATTACTACAAGACGAAGAATTTTTATTAGGAGCTGGACTTTTAACTGCTGGTTCAAAAGGTCAAAGTCTTAGTGAGGGTTTGATGCCATCTTTAGTTCAAGCTGGTAAAATTAAAAAAGCATTTACTCCTACTGCTAAAAAAACAAAACAAGCATTTGATAATGTTTTAATGAAAAATGTTTTTGTAACTGATGCTGAAATTGCTGGTATGCCTAACAGATTTACACCAATAGATAAAAGTCAAAAAATGACTTTTAACCCTGAAACTGGTCAAGTTGAAATTACAACTGGAGCTACAAAACCAAGTAATTTTGCAGAAAAAAATATATTTAAAGCTAATGATATAAAAAATACATATAGTATTTTAAGTCAAGCCATTCCAGCTATGCAAGAAAAAATAGCAAATACAGAAATAGGAACTGTTGGTGGTACAATCTCTTTAATTGATACTTTTAGAAGTCAGTTTTCTCAAGCTGCTGATGCTTTGGGTGCAAAAGGTAAATTAGATTTTGATCTTGATGACAGTTCTAAAATTGATGCTTTCTTAGCAAAGAATGGTTTTTCATCAAAAGCTGCAAATTATGCTCAACTTAAATCATCTACAATAAACTTATCTTATACTTTAGCCAAAATTGCAGAGCCTGGTAATCCTAAATTTTCAGAGGGTGATATTTTAAGACAAATGAAAAGAATAGGTGTTGGTGGTTCAAAAGAACAATTTATAGCTTCATTAGAGCAAGTTAAAAAAGATGAATTTTTAAGAGCTAGTACAACTTTTAAAACTTTAAATCCAGATGGAGATTTTGGTTTTACATTAGATGGCTCAGGAACATCAAAAAAGAAAAAAAAGAAAAAAGATGAAGAAGAAGAAAATAAAGATCCTTTGAATCTTTTAAAATTTTTATAATGACAACAATATCTGATTTAAAAAAAACATATCCACAGTACAGAGATGTGCCTGATGTAAAGTTAGCAGATGCTTTATATAAGGAATACTATAGCGATAAAGATGAAGATGAATTTTACAAATTAGTATTTCCTAATATTGCTGAAAGTAAAGATACAGCTTTAGAACAAACTTTATCTCCTGAAGTAGATGGAATTATATCACCTGATGACGACCTGTTAAATCAGGAAAGAATACAAAACATAAATTATAAGCCATCTGTAAAAGATATAGCAATTGAAAATGATATTGGTACAGAAACAGGAGCTAGTGCAGAATCAAGATTTGCAGCATCATTAGGTTATGATGATAAAAATAAAGCTCTTGCTATTAAAAATGTTTTATCAGATTTATATAAAACAGACATAACTGTTAGAACAGGAACTAATACTGGAGAACTAGAATTTTTAAATCCTGAAACAAAAAAATTTGAATTAGTAAATAAGCCAGGTATTGAAATAGGTGATTTTACTGGTCAAGGTGGAAATGCTATGGTCATTTTGCCAGACATAGCTGCTACAATAGGAGGAACTCTTATATCAGGTGGTAATCTTCCTGTTGGTGTTGCTAGTGGTGCAGTTACTGCTGGTATAATGGAATATTCAAAATACATTTTAGGTAAAGAACTTTATGGAATTAACAAAGATGTATCTAACGAAGATTTATTAAACAGAGCATTTGTTGCTGCTGGAATATCTGCTGGTTCAGCAGTTTTAGGTGTGGGTGCAGCTAAAGTTATTAAAGGAACTACCAATTTAATTAAAGGTAGATTTTTACAAGGTAATGACATTGCTGTTTCAAGTGCTGAAGATGCTGTTGTTAAAGCTGATGCTGTTGCAACAAAAATTAATAGTGCTTTAGATGGTGCTAAAATAAAATCTAATCTTAAATTTACATTAGGACAAGCTGCAAATGATGCTGATATGTTGGCAGCTCAAGAGTCTTTTGAAAATATAAATAAACTTGGTTACATGAATGAATTTAGAACATTCAATCAAAATCAAGCAGATGCTTTAAATAAATATTTTGGTTTTTTAAAATCTGGATTTGGTACAAATACTAAAGGTGCTTCAGAGTTTGAAGCTGGTACTTTAATTCAAGAAGTAATTAAAAAACAAAATCAACCTATTGTTAAAGAATTAATTAAAAAACAAGAAGCATCAGAAACTGTTTTAGAAAAAGCAATTATTAGATTGTCAGATGGTAGTGCTAAAGAAACTGGTGTTGCAATAAGATCAGCTATTGATGAGGCATCAAATCTTTATAAAGCAAATGTAAAGACTGCTGCTGATAATTTAGCAACTGCTGCTAATATTAAAAATGTAAGTACAGATATTATTTCTGATACAGTAGAAAGTCTTAGTAAAAAAGCTAAAGATAATTTATTAAAATTACCTGATACTAAAAATCTTTTTAATAAAAAATTATTAAAAGAGGGAAATGTTAATCCAGAAGTTTTAAGAAATACAAAATCTACCATACAATCTTTAATAAGAGATCAAATAGAGGGTAAAGCTGCTGGTGAAACTGTTGAGGTAAAAACACTTCAAACAATAGTTACAGCTATCAATAAACAGTTACAAAAATCTGCACCCAAAGAATATACAGATGCGTTAGATGAATTTAATACTTTAGTAGTAAATAACAAAAAATTACTTAACAATGAATTAATATCTAAGATTACTAAAGTTGATGACAATAGATTAAAAATATTTGGTGATCAGGATTTATTTAATTTATCATTTAAAAAAGGTTTAAAATCAGATGTGTATGCAAAACAAATACATGATGTTATTAAAAACTCACCTGATGCCATGAAAGCATATAGAAATTCTATTAATGATTTTTACAAATTTAAAGTTATTAAAAATGGTAAAATAAATCAAAATGCACACAAATCATTTTTAAAAGATTATGAAGCACCATTAAAATTATTTTTTAATGAAGCTGATTTTAACAAAATATCTAAATTAGGTGGTTTTCAAAAAGCAGTTGATGATGCTACTCTAATGAGAAACAATACAATTAAAGAAATTGAAAAATCTTTTGCTGGTAAATTAGAAAGATTAACTCCAGGTGAATTAGTAGATAAAATTTATAAAGCAAAAAATATAGATGAAATAAGACTTTTAAAAAAAATACTTATAAAAGATCCTGAAGTTTTTAAAGCATTTCAGAGAAGTGTTTTAACTGATCTAAATGAAAGTGTTTTAAAATCATCTGACAGACTTGATATGAAAGTTATAGATGCTTTATCATTCGATAAATATTTATATGGAGCTGGTGAAAGAGGATATAGAGTTGCTCTTAAAGAAATATTTGGAGATAGTTTTGTTAAAGATTTAGAATTACTTAACCAAGCATTAAAAATTAGTGCAAGACGACAACCACCAAAAGGTATGGGTGTTTTTGGTAGTGCTTTCTCAGATATTATTAGAGCTAGATTAGGTCAATTTACTTTAGCTGGAAGATTATTTACAGCATCAAGAAGAATATATGCAAAAGCTGCTGAAAGAGTTATGGCTAATGCTTTGCTAAACCCACAAAGTTTAAGAGAATTAATTAATTTAAGAAAATTTAAACCTGGCACAAAAGAAGCTATTGCAATTCTATCTAAATTAGATGGATCAATATTTATTAAAGATAACTTTGAGGATTCAAAACCATTTACTGTTATTGCAAATACATTATTTGGGGATGCTAGAAACGATTAATAATTATGACTACTCAATCTCAAAAAAATCAACAGGACATAATTAAGTTACAAGGCGAAACAAAACTTATTCATCAAAAAATAGACACAATCAAAGACAATCACTTAGCTCACTTGGACATCAAAGTTAATAATATTTACAAATTATTATGGGTGATCGCAACAATAAGTCTAAGCAGCTTGTTAAGCCTATTAACAAATCTGCTAAGTTAAACACACACATAAAAGGCACAATCGGAGAATACCAAGAAATAGTTAATTTAACTAAAGCTGGTTGGCACATAAGTAAATCTTGTGATCCACAATGTCCTTTTGACTTAGTGGCAGTTAGCCATGATGGACAAACTATTAGATTGATAGATGTTAAGACAAACACCTATCGCACTAAAAGAAATAAAGATGGCACAATTCAAAGAATTGGCAGATCAAGAACAAAATTACAAAAACAAATGGGTATTGAATTACTCATGGTAGATCATGGAAATTAATATGGAGCTTTACTATGAATTACTACTTTACAGGGGTGCTAATAATTCTTTTTGTTTTACTAGCAATATTCGGCAACCCAACTAACTATTAATGAAAAATTTAAAACTATCTGAAGATACAGGAATACAATTACCAGCAAAGAATCTTTTAATGATTGTAGCTGGTGCAGTTGTTGCAACTGTTAGTTTTTTTGAATTAGAAAATCGTATTGGCTCACTTGAAACAAGTAGAGAATTATTTGAAGCTGATCTATTAAAAAAAAGCCAACAATTACCTACAGATCAAGAGCAGTTTATGTTGCTAGAACACATAGCATCACAAGTTGAAAGCATACAAAAAGAAATGGAACTAATGAGAAACAATAATGTCAATATCAAGTATGCCATGTCAGACATAGAAAAAATTAAAGAACAACTAGAAATCATAAAAGATAAAGTTAGAGCCAATGGAGGTCATTGATGGAACAGATGGTTATAGCTTTATTAATGCTAGTTAATAATGAAATTAATGAAGCAAGATTACAACCAGATTTAAGCACTTGCCTAGCTGGTAAGCGAAAAGCAAACAGAAGTAATACTGGAAATAATGTTGAATACAGATGTATTAAATCAAAAGCAGAGCTAGAGAAAAACATTGATGGCTCATACTCAATCAAAAAACTTATTTTAGAATAAAATGATAGATAAAATTATTTACAAATTATTTGGTTACTTAGATTTATTTGCAAATCACATAGATAAAATAATGTTTCCAAAGCCTAAAAAAAAAACCCAAAAAAAAAGGAAATGTAAAGACTGTCATTGTAACTGTCATTGTAAAGCAGAATTTCATTTACATCACTATGATGGGGATGTCTGTATTTGTGATGCCTGTGCTTGTTAGTTAAGATTATGCAACTCTCTAAACATTTTAAACTAGAAGAATTTACTAAGTCTATGACTGCTACTAGAAAAGGTATCAGTAATGAGCCTGGATCTGGTGATATTAAAAATTTAGAAAATGTCTGTTATGAAATACTTGAGCCTGTAAGAGCTAAGTTTGACAAACCTTTGATTATAACTTCTGGTTATAGGTCTGAAGAACTTTGCGAAGCTATAGGTTCTAAAAAAACTAGCCAACATGCTAAAGGTCAAGCAGTTGATTTTGAAATACCTGGAATACCAAATATTCAAATAGCTTATTGGTTACAAAACAATGTGGACTTTGACCAACTAATTTTAGAATTTTATGATCCTGATAATCCTAGTGGTGGTTGGGTTCATGTTTCTTACAATGAAAAAGGTTCAAACAGAAAACAAGTCTTAACTTATGATGGCAAAAAATATTCTAATGGTTTGCCTGACATGAAGTGGAGAGATGGCAAGGTACAAGCATGATACATTTATTAAAATTATTTAACAATCCTCTGACAAAAATGGCAATCAATAAAGTTTCAAGTCATTTTCAACATAAAGCAGAGAAAACTAAAATTATAAGAGCAGCAGAAATAGAAGCTGCTAAAACAGTTTCAGTAGAACAAATTAAACAACAAGAAAATTCATACAAAGATGAATGGTTATGTTTTTTTTTCACAATAATTTTTGCCTGTCATTTCTTGCCTTTTACTCAAGATGCTATGCAAAGAGGTTGGGAGATACTTGAGTTTGCAGATCCTATGTTTTGGTACATTATTCTTACAATAGTAGGTGCATCATTTGGTGTAACCACAATGAACAAGATTAAGAAGAAATGAATGTAGTACTTATAATGGTATTATGTAGTTCAGTTGAAAATAGTTGTATGCCACCAATAACCTATCCAACTGTATATGAGGATAGTTACACTTGTATGGTTGATGGCTACCAAAAATCTTTAAATCAAACAATCCAACTAGGTAAAGATGATGTTAATAAACTTGGTCTTTATATTAAGTTTGGTTGTCAGAAATCTCAAGGAGTATAATGGCAAAAACAGCAGCATGGCAAAGAAAAGCTGGTAAATCTAAATCTGGTGGACTCAATGCTAAAGGCAGAGCTAGTTATAAAAGACAAACTGGAGGTACGTTAAAAGCTCCTACCAAATCTAAGACTAGCAAAAGAAGAAAGTCTTTTTGTGCAAGAATGAAAGGCATGAAGAAGAAATTAACTTCTAAGAAAACTGCTAGAGATCCTAACAGTAGAATTAACAAAGCACTTAGAAAGTGGGCTTGTTAGTGGCTAAGAAACTTTGGAAGAAACCAAGCATAATTTTAATTAATATTGGCAAGTGTAGATACTGCCAAAAAGATATGACAAACGCAGAATCTTTTGTAGCTTTTCATGGTGGTGATAAAGCTCACTATGAATGTATGCGAAAAGACGATTACAAAAAATTAATAGAAAAGGAAAAAAATGGCAAAAGTTAAAAAAGGTTTTCACAAAACTAAGTCAGGAAAAATTGCAAAAAAAGGACTTTATTTTTACGCAAATAAAAGAAGAAAAGCTGGGAAGAAACCTATCAAAAAAGGTAAATCTGGTTATGTAACCAAAGCAGCTATTAAGAGATCAGCAAAAACAGCAAGATCATAACAGAATAGGTTGTCATTAATATGACAGACTAGCTCTATGCTAGTGGGTTTGAGGTGGGAAAAATAACTCTTGTTTCTTGTTTCCAAATGATTATCATTATATTTAATGTTATCAGAAACATATAGGAAACATGAAGATACAAAACATAAGATAGTACATGGTGTTTTGGTGGTAAGACAATTGATTAACAGTCAACTGCTCTACCAACTGAGCTACCGAGGAATATC